AAGAATAAATGGGGTAAATGGGCTAAAGAATTCTCAGATAAGACAGACTATGATGAAATACCTGATAAAGTAGAAAAAGAGGTAGATGAGATTGTGGATGCCAATGGTAACATTAAACGTGGTAAAAAACCCGGAGATATTAGTAGTAAGGGAGTAACTCAAAAAAATATGACAGATGTTGTTGTAAAAACAGCATATGGATCACAAGGTAGAATATCAAAAGCAGGTGCAACCAATTTAAGATATTGGGCCGAATCTGATATGAGTAAAGCGTTAGGGTTTGACGATACAATGGGAAAAGATGCGGATTATGATGATGCGGAAGAACATTTTAAAGACGATTTAGGTATAGACGAACCTGAGGTTGATGATAGACTAGCACAAATGGGATATGATAAAAAATTACCTAACGATAAAGTTAGATTAGTTGAGAATCCTAAGAAATATATGGAGGAATATATTGAAAGTGTTCTATCGAAAAAAGCTAAGGATAATGAAATCGTATCTAAATCGGAACAAACCGAAGAAAAAGAAATCAATCCAATTGTTTTAAAACAATTAAAATCATTGAAAAATTCAATGAATAGTCATAAATTATCTGTAAATGATATTTTGAAATATATAAAAGATAATGAATAAAGACTTGAAACATAGGGTATTCAATATACCTCAAAATATATTAGATAAAATTAACCACACCCTTAAGAGTTTAGGTGGTAAACATACTCACGGTGTTCAAAGAGCTCAAAAACTTTTAACTGATAAGACCGTAAAATATGGTCAACTTAAAAGAATTATCCACGATTTTCAAACTATGGATAAATCTGTTGATAGAGTTAAATATGATTTATCGGGTGGTGATTTGATGGATAGGTGGTCAAAACAACATTTACAAGGTGAAAGGGATTTAATTAGTAATGTTAAAGATGCGAGAAAAAGAGCGGATGAGATTGGTAGTATATCTGGAGAAAGAAAAAATAGTCATCTTAAGACACACACTAAAAATGACACTTTTAAAATCCCCACAAATTTATTAAAAAGTAATTCACATAAAAGTTCAATATCTCCAATTGTTTCTCTTGGTTTATTTGAACAAATTAAAAAATTTAAAAAATTAATATCATACTAATATGGCAACACAATTAGAAATTTTAGCGGAAAAGCTAAGAAAAGAGGTTATAAGTAAAAACATGTACACAACTGGTAACTCATACTCATCAGGAAATAAAAATGCATTATCTGATGGTGATGAAAAAGGTAAAGGTGATGTAAACGGACAAGTTGGTTCATCTGTTGATATACAAAACAGAATTGATAACTTAGGAAGAAATAGATATAACAACGGTAATGAATATTCTTCTGTTAGTAAAGATGCGTTATCTGATGGTGACGAATTTGGTAAAGGAGATGTAAACGGACAAGTTGGTTCATTAACCGATATCAAAACAAGAACTGATGTTGTTGCTAGAAATAAATATAATGACTCAAAAGGATATCCCGATTTTTAATTAATGTTAAACGAAACTATCTTTAAAATTCTTGAGGAACAAATGGCTTTAAAAACTACTAAAGTAAAGCCTATTGTTGATGCAATTAATAATAGAAAGAAAATAACATTTTATTATTCGGGCCCAAGAAAACCAAAAAAAGATAGTGTTAAACCTGGTTATCGTGTAAATGCTGAAGCGGTTGCTTTAGGATTAAGTAAGAAAGGTAATTTGGTAATTAGAGCTTATGTACAACCCCCATCAACATCTAAAAAAGGATTTGACAAACATGGGTGGAGAACATTTATGTTAAGTAGAATGAGTGGAACAAAAATAACCGATGAAATCTTTAACGAAAAAAGACCAGGTTATAAAGAAGGTGATGATAATGGTTTAAGTGTTACATACGTTACTACGAATTGGACCGATAAACCAGAGGTTAAAAAACCTGAAATAGTTAAACAAAAACCAACAACCGAACCCGTTCCATCTATTAAAAAACCTGACATTAAAGGAGAAAAACCTCAACCTGAAGTTGAACCGACAGAACCAAAAACAGTTGAATTACCACAACCAAAACCTGAAGAAACCCCTGAACCATTATCACAAGATAATGTAAATAAGGAAAAAGAATTATATATTAAGAAACAATCTGAATGGATTAATAGACAGAAAGAAGTGGGTGGTAATATAAAACCAGGTCAAGGTACAAGAGAAAGATTTAAAAAAGAAGTTGAAAAAGAATTACCTCAACCAAAACCAAAAGAGAAACCAAGTGTAAATCCCGAGGAGGAAGATGTAGAAGATAAAAATCTTCAAGAAAATTTAAAAAGAATTAAGAGTTTAATGTTACTATAAAAATAGTTATTATTAAAAAAGAAAATATTATTAGTATGTCACAAGGTCAAGGAAGTATATCACAAAACGATTTAATGAAAAAATTAGTTCAAGCCAAAAAGGTTATGAATAAAGTAGACGGGGGTGATTATGAAAGAGGACACGTTAATGAATCTTTATTATTATCGTCACCTGAAGATGCAATGAACAATACCGAATACCAATCAAACCCAACAAGACCAATGGGGTCACCTTCAATTGATAGAATACAAAATTCTAAATTACCAGATGCAATTAAGAAGGCAATGATAGAAAGTCCAATACAACAAATGAATCAAATTTCATTAAATGATACCCTTGATATGGATTTTATTAAAGGAGCAAAAAGATTAATGGAACAAGAAGGTGTGGCAACAAGACCATCTGCACAACCAAAACAAACAATTGTAAATAATAGTAGTATTGATATGAAAGCAATTGCGGTTATTATTGAAAATACTGTTCGTAAGGTTATGGACGAAAAATTAACTCAAATTTTGTCTGCTCAACAGACACAAAGTATTAACGAAAACCTTGTTTTAAAGGTTGGAGACTCAATATTCAAAGGAAAAATCACTGGTGTAAATAAAGCCAAGTAGATTTTGTTTTTTCATTTTTATTTCTTATATTTTAGACATATAAAGTAATGTAATGTCAAAAATAAGAATTTTAGCAATCCCTTCTGATACCCATGGTGTAGGAAAATTTAGAATAATGGACCCATATAAATTTATTGGGGACAATTATCTAAACGAATGCCATGTGGATATTAGTTTTAATGTCGATAATAATGATGAAGCGTTTAGGAACTACGATGTTGTTGTGTTTCATAGTTTTATACATCAGACAACTCACGAAGATAATGTCAATAGAGTTAAGTGGTTAAAAACACAAGGTATTAAAGTCGTTATGGATATTGATGACCTTTGGTTTGTTGACCAAAGACACCCTATGTATCACCAAATAAAAATCTCAAAATTAGGTGAGAAGAAAATGGAACTATTAAAATTGGTTAATTATGTTTCAACAACAACTCCAATTTTTGCGAAAACCATAAAAGAAAGATTAGGTGTTAAAGAAATTGTTATTTTTCCAAATGCGGTTAACGGAGAAGAATCTCAATTTCAACCAAATCCAATAAAATCAGATAAAGTTAGATTTGGTTGGTTAGGTGGTTCTTCTCATTTACATGATATAGAATTAATGGCTTCAGGTATTTCAACAATACATAATTCTTTTAAAGATAAAGTTCAATTTGTTTTGTGTGGATTTGATTTAAGGGGTAATGTAATGGAAATAGATCCTGCAGGAAATAAAAAAACAAGACCAATTACACCTTTGGAAACAGTTTGGTATAAGTACGAGAAATTCTTTACTGAAGATTATAAAGTTTTAAATGAAAATTATAAAAATTATTTAAACACTTTTACAGATACACCATATGATGATGAAAATGAACCATATAGAAGAAGATGGACAAAAGAAATAAATTCATATGCAACCAACTATAATACTTTTGATGTATCTTTAGCACCATTATTTGAATCTGTATTTAATGGTAATAAATCACAATTAAAAGTTATTGAGGCCGGTTTCCACAAAAAAGCAATCATTGCAAGTGATACCGACCCATACACAATAGATTTAATATCAGCAGTTGATGAAGGTAAATTTAATGATAAGGGTAATTCTCTATTAGTTAATTCAAGAAGAAATCATAAAGATTGGGCAAAACACATGAAACGTTTAATTGAAAATCCTAACATGATTTTAGATTTAGGGGAGCGTTTATATGAAACGGTTAAAGACACATATTCATTAAAAAAAGTGTGTAAAGATAGGGTAGAATTTTTCAAATCAATTATAAACAAATAAAAAAAACAAGTATGCATTATTTAGTAACAATCGGTTATGAGACCGAACAAATGGACAGAAACGGTAACGCTCGTCTTCAAAAATTAAAGTACGTTGTAGAAGCGGAAACTGTAGAAGAAGCAACAATTGTTGCTGCAAAATACAGGTCTGGTGATGTTCGTTCAAGTGAAAGTATATCAGTTTCAAAAATGGCAATCGAGTGTGTTGTTGATAGAAAAAACACTCCAGAGTATTACAAGGCTTAATTTTAATTCTTAACACCAACCAAATTATGGAATTCTATAGTAGAGATATACAAATTATGCGTCAATCGCAGAATAAAATGGCATTAGAGTATCTTAATACGGTTGGTGTTAAAGTTACCTTTGAAGAATTACAACGTATAACGGATGTGTTCGTTGAATGTTGCTTAAGACCTCAAGATAATGATTTAAAAGAAAGAATAAAAAAATTAGATAAATGGATTTTAGATAAAAAAAATAGTAAAAATGAATAGGAAGGAAATTGAAGATTATATTGAAAAATTAAAAGAGTTTGAAAATGATTTAACATCTGACAATGATATTGATGATAATTTTATAAATCAATTAAATGGTGTTTTAAATAAAATTGGTAATGATATAAAAAAAGAAACTTCTGAAATACCAACTATTAATAATACCTTAGTTGTAAAAGTTAAAAAAATACATTCTAATGCGATTATACCATCGTACTCAAAAATTGGAGATGCGGGAATGGATTTAACCATTACTAGTATAATTGAAAATACATCATTTAGTGTATCTTATGGTTTTGGATTATCTATGGAAATACCGAAAGGATTTGTTGGTTTAATATTCCCTCGTTCTTCTGTTCGTAATTATGAATTATCTCTAACCAATTGTGTCGGTGTTATCGATAGTGGTTATAGGGGTGAAATTCAAGCTACTTTTAGGAAACATAGTGGACTAGACTCAATTTCATATAAAGTAGGTGATAGAGGGGCTCAAATCGTCATATTACCCTATCCACAGGTAACTATGGTAGAAAGTAGTGAACTATCAAATACTGAAAGAGGTGAAGGTGGATTTGGATCTACCGGCGTTTGATGATATTTATAAACAATAAACGGAACATTTAAAATTATCAATTTTGGCATATAAAACTAAAACCAAAACAACAACACACCCACCTGTATTAGTAGAAGAGAAGAAAATATCACATAAAGATAGGATTAGACAAATCATTAAACGTCCTAAGGAAAAATTCCTTACAAAAAATCAAGAAACATATTGGAATATATTAGGGGAAAATCAAATAACCCTTTGTTTTGGACCGGCTGGTGTTGGTAAATCATATATTGCAATGAAAAGAGCTATTGATTTACTATATGACGATTCTAACAAATATGAGAAAATTATTATAGTTAGACCGGCAGTTGAGGCTGAAGAAAAATTAGGTTCTTTACCCGGTGGTTTAGAAGAAAAGTTGGACCCATACATATATCCATCGTATTATCTTTTAAATAAAATTATAGGTAAAGAATCTAGAGAAGCTTTAAAAGATATGGGTTATATTGAAGTGGCAGCTTTAGCATATATGAGAGGGTGGAATGTTGATAATACTATTTTAGTATTCGAAGAAGCACAAAACGCTACCCCATCCCAAATTAAATTATTATTAACACGTATTGGATATAACTCTAAATTTTTCATTTCAGGTGATTTAGAACAATCTGATAAATTTAAAGATAAAACTAAATCTGGATTATTCGATGCCAAAAAAAGATTGGTAGATGTTAAAGGAATTGGTATTTTTGAATTTGGTATGGAAGATATTGTTAGAAACCCTATTATTGGAGAAATATTGAATAGATACGATTAGTAATAAATCTATTTTTGAACAATAAACCCACACTCTTTAACTGAGAGATGTGGGTTTATCATTTACTTATAAACCATTTTTTATTATATTTCTATTATGGAAATATTCATAAGTATAGATGGTGTTTTAAGAAACACAATTCAAAAATTTGATTATCACTACAACGACGCTTATTTAACTTCAGAATTTGAAAATGAAGAAAAATTTGAATACGGTGTAATTGAACCAATTCAAAACGATAATCTATTAAATCATTACAACTTTCAATCCCAAGAAGAATTTGAATTCTTTACTTTTATGGAATATCCCATAGAAATTTTTGGTCATGCCGGATTAAGTTATTCTACCACATTTACAGACTTACATAAATTAGTATTCGAAAACAAAGAACATAATTTTACTTTAATTGGGTTGGACGAATTAGGTAAATCTAAACCAGCCACATTGTTTTTTTTATCTAAAAATGGTTTTTTGGGTGATAATATTAAGTTCGGTAAATCCGATGATATTGAAAAGTTATGGGATGTTTGTGATGCTTGGATTACTGATAGTAAAAAAATATTAGATGTGTGTCCCGAAAACAAAACAGGTATAAAATTCAATACCATTTATAATCAATACTTTACTTATAAAAAGGAAATAACTAAATTAACAGAAATACAAGAACCATGGTCGAAATATTCGGAAAACTCTACTACATTGATCTCGATGGAATCACAGAAAAATGTAGAACCGGAAACAAAATAAAAGATGATGATGAGGAGGAAACTTTAGAAATAAACATTTTTAAGTATGAAATCATTAAAATGTGTTTAGAAAGAATTTTAGGTGAGGTGGATGATGTCGATGAAGAAATGGGAGCATTCGCACAAAACGCAACAACCACATCATTTAAAATAGCATTTAACACCCTAATAAAATATAAAATATTAATTGAAGAATTAAACGAAGAAGATGAGTAAAGAAAACATAGAAAAATTAGAATCTGCGTTAGGTAGATTAGCAACAAAAGAAAATGTCATATATTTTTTAACATATGACACTAGAAATAACCCAAGAGCGTCTGTTAAACATATCTACGATATGGCTCTTATTTTAAAACAAGATGGTTACGATGTCAACATACTTGTAGAAGATAAAACATATTCAGGCGTTAGTAACTGGCTTGGAGAAGAATATAATGATTTAAAAGTAGTAACAATTAAAGAGGATAAAATTGAAATGAAAATTGATGACGTTTTAGTTGTTCCTGAATACTACTCAAATGCTTTAGAACAATTATCTGGTATTAAATGTATTAAAGTAATGTTAGTACAACAAAAAGATTATATTTTTGAAAACTTACCAATAGGTAGTAGATGGAGTGATTACGGATTTGATAGGGTAATAACAACAACCGAATCGGCTAAAAAATATATTTTAGATATATTTCCAGAATGTTTAGTTTTTGTAATTCCACCAATCATCGGTGATAATTTTAAACCAATAACATTACCATTAAAACCATATGTTGCTATTTCAACTAGAGATAGATTAGTACATAGAAGAATTATTTCTGAATTTTATTTAAAGTTTCCACAACTTCGTTGGATAACATTTAAAGATATGGTTCAAATGTCATATGATGAATTTTCAACGGCTTTAAGAGAATGTACGGTATCTGTGTGGGTGGATGATGATTCAACTTTTGGGACATTCCCATTAGAATCAATGAAATGTGGAGTACCAGTTATTGGTAAAATTCCAAATGTAGAACCAGATTGGTTAGATGATAATGGAATGTGGACATATGATACAAATAAAATTGTTGAGATTATGGGTAAATATATTATGGCGTGGATTGAAGGGGTTGAATTGAATGATGAAGTAAAAGATAAAATGAAAGAGACATTATTACCATATGAAACAGAAATAACAAAAAATAACATTTTGTCAATTTTTAATTCGTTAAAAAATAAAAGAGTGGAGTCTATAGAAAACGCACTTAATAAATTAAAAGAAGAAACAGTATAATGAAAAATATAACAATAATATTACCAATACACACACTATCAGGAGATTACAATGAAATGTTAACAAATGCATTATCTTCAGTAGAAGATTTTCATAACGATGTTAAGGTTTTAATAGTGTGTCCAACATCGTTAAAAAAAGATTTAAAAGATTTATCTAATAAATTAGAAATCAAAATTGTTCCAAATAAAGGAGAAACCGATTTTTGTTCACAAGTTAATTTAGGTATTGATAGTTGTGATACCGAATGGTTTTCAATTTTAGAGATTGATGATGAATATAAACCATTATGGTTAAAAACAATGAATGAGTATATGAAGACATTTACAGATGTTTCTGTTTTCTTACCAATCATTAAAGACATAAATGAAGAAGGTGAATTTATGAGTTTTACAAATGAGTCTGCATGGGCATATGGTTTCACCGAAAGACAAGGATTTTTAGATAATGAAGTATTATTAGATTTCCAAAACTATCAAACAAGTGGAGGTCTTTATAAAACGGAAGTTATAAAAGAACAAGGTAAATTTAAAGAAAATATTAAATTAACATTTTCATATGAATTTCTATTAAGATTAACACATAATGGTATTAGGGTAATGATAGTACCTAAAGTTGGATACCAACATGTTAATCTAAGGGAAGATTCATTATTTTGGTCATACAGAAACGACGAATCTAAAAAATTATTTGAACCCGAGATTAAATTTTGGATAGAATCCGCAAAGAAAGAATTTTTCTTTAAAAATAAACGAGACATAAATTATCAATCAGCTTAATGCCAAGACCAAGAACCCAAAAAATTTATTTTGGTGAGGATCAAGAAAAGGCGGTAGTCAGATACCTAGAAAGTTCTGATGAAGCAGAAAGAAATAAGATATTCAATGAATATTTAAGAGAACCCCTTATCATAATGGTCGAAAGTATAATTCGACGTTATAAACTTTATAGAAAAGACATGGAATTTGAAGAAATTCATACCGATACAATGTCTTTTTTAATTACAAAAATTAACAAGTTTGACCATACAAAAAACACCAAAGCTTATTCTTACTTTGGTACCATTTGTAAAAACTATCTTATGGGTGCCATCCAAAAAGATACTAAAGAACAAAATAGACAAGTTTCTTATGATGACATATCATCAGATATTGAGGATAGGTCTGATTTATCATATGTAATTGACGAGTATATTGTTGATTACAGAGATGTTATTATTAAACTAACAATATCCTTAGAGAATTTTATTGAGTCCGAAAATTTAACCGAAAACGAACAAAAACTAGGTTACGCCTTACTTGAAATATTTAACAACTTTGATAAGATATTTCAAGTTGGGGATGGTAACAAATTCAATAAAAACCTAATTTTACTTTCTCTCCGTGAAATGACATCCCTATCAACAAAAGAAATACGAATATCCCTTAAGAAGTTCAAAAAGATGTATGATGGGATATTGGTTGGATTTTTAGAATAAATCTATTTATTGGTATGAGAACACAAAGAAATTTAATATCCCTGGATGTTGACTCCGCATTAGCCTTAATGCAGGAAATTTATAATGATGTTGTTGAAAACAGGAACACCGCGTCCACTATCATGCGAAAAATGATGAGTTTTATGAAAGACGCTGAAGATATGAGTGTAATTGGTCCCGTTATCAAAGAACAACAAAAAATACTCAATGAATGTACCGAAAAGAAAATTTCCTTAGTTAAACTACAAAGTGTTTTACTTAAACAAACTACGAGCGGTTCTGGTGGAGGTCCTATGGGTAAACTGACATTATCTGATGAAGATAGGGTCTTATTAGATAAATTAGTTAATGATGGTAGTGATAATAAAGAAGAAAGTAACTATAAATTATAATGCCATCTAAATTAAAAGACCAAAAGGCGAAGATTAAATCTAAAATTGAGTCGGTCAAAAGAATCGCCGATGACGGTGAAAAGTCATTCAAAGAAAAAAGTGATAAATTTTTAAAAGACTTACCAACCACCGATTCCCTTTTTGGTAAACAACTTTCTGATTTTTCTAAAAAAATAAATAAAAAGAAAGAGAACAAAAAAGACATTTTTGGGGAATTAATAGACACAGTAGAAGGATTTTTAGGTACAAATAATAAGATTGAGATTAATGAAAAAAGTACCACTAAACAAAGACTTAGACAACACACAAACGATTCTGTTCATGAAACTTTAAAAAGTTCTAAACAGATTGTTATGGATAGCGTTAAAAAAGTCTTATTTGCTGGTGATGGTATATGTGGAATTAATAGTACTTTAATTAATGGGGTTACTATGTCACCTTCTGAATTTGATTTTATGAACGTACTAACAGTCTCACCTGTTAGTAATAGTGGTAAAATTGTTTATGAGGATAGTAGAGATAGAGGTTTAGTAAAAATGAACCAATTACTTTATAGTGGGTTTACAACCGGACAAACATTTACAACTAAAGACGGGAATACATTATTTAATTTTAATTGGGATCAAGGAAGTCAAAAGTATACATTTTCTAATTTAAATACCGCAACACCCAACGTCAATGAATTTTTAACATCATATTATTCTAATATAGAATTTTTAGATATTAGTGGCGTAACAAAAACGGCAATGTTAATGACATTACAGGGAGATGGTACCGAACCACCTCTTTTTGATAAAGGATTTAATGATTTGAACAGATTACTTTCAAAACTTTGTGCGTTATGTAATAACCCAACGTCAAATGGTACAAATCAAAATACCACAAATCAATTTAATGAAAACGATGAAGATATTGAGTTTTATTTTGATTTCGACAATTTAGAAGGTATCGATTTAGATGATGAAAATTCAAGATATAAAAAAGTATTAAGATTTAAAGATTGTTATAATTTTGAATCTGAATCAGATACCTCTCATTTTGAAGATTTCGTTTACTTATCATCTAAGAAAAATTTAAATGATGCGGTAAATAATGCATTATTAAATGCGGCATCCGCTGCACATGATACGTCGGACTCATCAATCCCCTTAGATAATTTTCATTTATCATTATTAAACACTTTTATTTTAAATTTACCTAAGGCATTAATTGGTTCTGTCTTGTCACCAAAATACATGTTACCAATTGTACTTGTTTATAAATCAGTTGTAAGTGGGGCAGGTGGATTAGTTGAATCTGCGAAGGTTATTATGAAAAAATTAAGTAAGTTATTTAATGAAATAATTAAAAATCTACTTTGGAAATTTTTAGCTGAATTTTGGAAAAGAATAAAAATAGATTTACTTAATTTTTTACAAAAATTAGCATTAAAAATATTAAAAAATAAAGCCAAAAGGTATTTTGTAATTATAACCGCATTAATAGCACTTTTAACCAAGTTATTAGAAGCTGGATTAGATAATTGTGATAGTTTGTTTAAACTTATAACGCAAGCAATTGATTTAGCATTAAAGGGTGGTGCAATTGGTGTTGGTCCACAAATACCTGGATTTTTATTGGGGTTATCTCATTTTCTTCCAGGATATAGTGCCGACAGAGCATATTTAAATGTTACAGAAAAATTAGAATCTTCTGGTATTAGTGTTGGTAATATTTTTGGGGAGACAAATAATCTAAACTCATTAGTAAAATCAATTATTGATGGTCATACGGAAGAAACGGATGCCAATAGTTTTATTCAAGTATCAACACAAGAAGTAATTATACCGACACCATTTGGTTTACCAATTATTATTCCGCCAGGTATTATAAATAGTTCAGGAAAGATGTTTTAAAATGGAAAAAGAAAAATTAATAGAAATAGCAAAAGACCCTAAAAACAAATCTAACAAAGACTTGTTTTTGGTTGTTGGTGAACTATATGAAGAATTTGAAAAAACTAAAAAATTAATTGTTGATTTAACAAGACATTTAGAATCTGTTGAGACATTATATAATGATGTTAATACTGAAATTGAAAAAAGAATTAAGAAATGAAAATAATAGACATTGCAATTTGTATCGATAATTTTGACCCCGCTGGTTTAGGTGCCATTAGGTGTGTAAGATACAGTTCTTGGGTTGGACAACAAGAAAAGGCGTTAGATTATACAAAATGGAGTGATAATGATTTATTTTTAGCGTTTCCATTTTTACCAACAAATATAAATTTTATTCCAGAAAAAGGTCAATGTGTAAAGATTATAAATTACAACCCTGACAAAGAAACTATTAATACGGAATATATTGCGGGACCATTTACAACTATGTTTGATTATAACGCTCAAACACATTCCGCACAAGTTGAAAATACAACTTATGGTATCGGGGTAAAACACGGTCCTGCCGTTATGGAATCGGAAAAAGAAAATGCATATAAAAATTCTAAATCTGTTGGGTCTTTTGCTAAGTTAACGGATTATGGTGTTTATGGAAAATACGGTTCCGATTTAATATTCACACAAAACGGATTACAACTTAGAGGAGGTAAATTAATATCCAAAGATGCTGCCACCGTCGCACAAAAAACTATAATGGTTAGTCAACCATTAATGGCGGATAAAGTATCAACTATATACCTTAAAAAGTTCCCCACAAAAAAGGAATATAAAGAAGAAAAAATTAAGTCTAATACGATATCAATTTCAGATTTAAAATACATGATAGAATATGATATTTTACAATTTTCTGGTACCACAAGAACTATAAATCTATATGTTTATAATTTATTAAAACCTTATGGTGGATTATATAGAACGGATAATCCAAAATTATCTGAGTCTCCATTATTAGATGGATATTATAAATTAATAAATTCAGATAACACAACTACAGGAGCAACAATTACATTTACCACAACCGATGCAGAAGAAACATATTGTACAATTAGAGATGCCTTAAAAACATTACACTTAAAGGGTCTTAATGAGTTTAATGCAAATTATACCGATTCTGACTTACATCCGTTTTATTTTAGACCCTCAACGTTATGTAAAACCAGAACATTATCTGATAATACCCAAAAAGCGGAGAGAAAAACAATTTTTAGTAAAATATTAATTAACAAAAACTGTGGTCCAAGTAATGGATTAGTTTATTCAAAAAGTAAGGTATCTCCACCAGTTATTACTATAACAAAAAAAGAAAATATACTTAAAGACTCAAACATACCCGGTGAACAATCCTTCGCAGCAATAAAAACTGACAAGTTATTTTTACTATCTACCGATACCAATGAATCAGGTCAAGGAATTGATTTCTTTAATTTAAACAAATACGAACTAACACAAGAGAATTACCTTAAGGATATTGAACCAAGTACATATGCCACAGTAAGAGGAGAAAACCTACTTAAAATGTTAAGTGCAATTATTGAATTATTAAACGGACATCAACACAATTTAATGGGTCCTTTAGTGAAAGGAGACCCAAATTATGAAAAACTAATGACGCTATATGCTTCTTTAGAAAACGACATTTTAAATAAATCGATTAGAATCAACTAATTCGATATTTATTAATAAAAAGAGATGTCATATTTTCGTTCGTATTTTGAAAAAAACAACACACTTATAAAGGATTCTCAGGTTAACACCTCTAAGAACCCAACAACCGAGATATTTTATGGTTCTGGATTTTCTAAATTCATATTCAAATTAGATTTAGATAGTTTACAATCAAAGGTAAATTCTGAAGATGTTGTTATTACCACTGGTACTACTCACACATTACACCTAACCAACACTATCTTTGGTGATGAGGGATTGAAAGGACAAAATAGAACCACAGGAAGAAATAGAACAACATCATTTGATTTAATTGTATTTAAAATTACCGAATTTTGGGATGAGGGTGTTGGTTTTGATTATACCGATTCAGGATATGACTATACAACAGGTAACCACACTTTTGATCAAAGACCATCAAACTGGTTTAATAGAACAACTTTAAATCAATGGTCAAGTCAAGGTGTGTATGGAACCACCCCAATAATATTGGATACAATTCATTTTGATAATGGTAATGAAGATATAAATGTTGATGTTACTCAATATATTAATGGTATTTTATTACCATCAGGAACAACATTGGGTGGAGTTACATATACAGGAACAACAAACCATGGACTTGGATTAGCGTTTGCGGTCATATACCAAGACTTAACTCCAGAGGTTGACCAATCAGTTGCATTCTTCACAAAATACACACAAACATTTTTTGAACCATATCTTGAAACTTATTTTGATGATAGAATTGAAGATGATAGACAAAATTTTGCTGCAGGTGTAGACCAAAACCTTTATCTATACGTAACAAAAGGTACTAACTTTTATGATTTGGATGATTTACCAACGGTAGATGTTTTGAATAGTTCAAACACAATAATATCAGGTTTAACTTCTTTAACCACAACTAAAATACGTAAGGGGGTTTATAAAGTTACATTTGGTTTAGATGGTACACTATGTGATGGTAAAAGGTTTTTTTATGATAAATGGAAAGGTTTATCTTTAGATGGTGTTGGTATATCAGATCTTACCCAAAAATTTGTTCCAAATCCATACACATCTTTATACTCCGTAGGTGGTAATCAAACAGAATTACAAAGATACTCAATACAATATTTCGGTATAAAGCAAAATGAAAAAATAAAATCAGGTGAAAAAAGAAAGATTGTAGTGTCTTTTAGATCTATCGATGTACCAAAAACAGTATTATTTGATGAAGTTTATTATAGAATGTTTATTAAGGAAGGTAGAACCGATGTAATTGTACATGATTGGACCTTTATGGATACAACTAATGAAAACTCATTTATTTTAGACACATCTTCCTATATACCTAGAGAATATTTTATCGAAATAAAGGGTAAAACCCATACAGAAGAGATTTTTTATAAAGAACACATAAAATTTGAGATAACATCGGAAAAGTAAAATATTTATAACTATGAATATAACTGAATTAATTAAAAAACATTTAAATAAGGTGGTAAAAGAACAACAAGAAACTCACATATCTGAGGACGGAACATATATGGTTTTAAGCAATCTTATTAAGATTAAGAATGATATTGAAACAATATTATCATTTAAACACCAAACAGATTTCCCAAAATTAGTTACAGGTGAACACGCTTGGGCTGGTGACCACATAACAACGTCTGCGGATGACATTGAAGAGGTAGCTAACTTTATTGCAGGTTACTTTGAACAAAAAAATCTATCAGAATCAGAAAAAAAAAGTAATAAGCTTTGTTCAAGAGGAATGTCTGCTGCCAAATCTAAATTTAAAGTTTATCCATCGGCTTATTCAAATGGTTATGCTGTACAAGTATGTAAGGGTAAAATAAAAGGATTAGATGGTAAAAAACATTGTTCAGGTTCATACTGTTCAGGAAAAAAATAACTATGAAAATTCATATAAACGAAGAAGATTTACAATATATTAAATTATCTATTAAAAATGGTGAGGTCTTAAAAGAAGATTTAGGTAGATGGTTTAAAGAAAAATGGGTTGACGTGAGCCGTAAAATTGATGGAAAACATCCTCCATGTGGTCGCAGTGATGCTGACGGTGAAAAAGGAAGAAAGGGTTATCCAAAATGTAGACCATCAAAAAAAGTTTCAAAAGACACACCTAAAGTCGCCTCTTCATATGATAAAAAGGAAAAGAAGGCAATGACATCTCAAAAAAGAAACGCAGAAAAAAAAGACCCTAAAATTGGAAAGGGTAATAAACCTACAATGACAAAATTCGATGAAGAACAAAATGTTGATGAAAGAAGTAGAAGTTTTGCGTTCACAAGAAAAAAAAGATTGTTCAGCCAACCAGAAAGAACGTATAATCCTCTTAGATACCGAGAAGTGGATAGATTATATGAAGGAGTAGAAAAAAAACTAATTATACAAATTAGTGAGGACCAATTTAAAAGAATATTTGAATACAATGAGGAAACTCCCGTTTTAATATATGAAGACGAAGACGGTTCAGTTCAAAATACAAATTTTGAATCCACTAATTTGTTAAATGAGGCTGAATATCAAGGACATAAAGTTCAACTTGGGAAAATCATGCAAGGAGACATTAAAAAATTTAAAGTGTATGTTAAGAACGATAAAGGTAAAGTTGTTAAGGTAAACTTTGGTTTTGGTGGTAAATCTGCTAAGGGTAAAAGAATGGTAATTAAAAAGAATAATCCAGCAAGACGTAAATCATTTAGAGCTCGCATGAATTGCGATAATCCAGGTCCTCGTTGGAAACCTAGATATTGGGCGTGTAAATCTTGGTAATTAATAATAAACTATCTTAACCCCACACTCATTTAAAAGTTGTTTAGCTTTACTTTGGGACTCATCCCACTTTTCTTTATTTTTAGTGGTACAGACTTCCTTACAATACACCGTCTTTATACCAGAATTAACAATTCCTCTGGCACAATCCATACAAGGTAGTCCTGATGTTAAGTAAATTGTTGAGTTTTTAAGGGATACCCCTTCTAAAGCGGCATTGTATATTGCATTACGTTCCGCATGTTCCATCCAGAAGTATTTCTCGGGTCTCTCTTGACGTTCTTCTAACGAATCATCTAAACCCCTTGGAAACGAATTATAACCCGTAGAAAGGACGTTATTACCCTCACCGACTACAACTGCACCTATCTGTGTAGATTGGTCTTTAGATTTGAGTTTTACCACCTCTGCAATCTGTAAAAAATATTCAGTCCAATTCATTATATCAGTTTTTGTGATGACCAATATTGTATTCTATCATCACAATATCTATGTAAATTACGAGCTTCCTTTTTAATTATTAAATTACTTATTTGTATCAAATGATTTTTATTTTTAATATCTATACCCACTATAAACCCATTACCGTCCTTTATATAGGTGGTTTCCTTCATAGGGGGTTCATACTTACCCTCATCGTCTAATCGTAACATTTTAATCATCTCATCCTTCCTCATTTTACACTCAATACTTCTTGTGTGTATCATTTTTTCAAGGACGTCTAATCTTAATTTATTGTAATCTATTTCGGACATAAGCAAATATATGTAATATTCTGGAATATACCAAAAATAAAAAACCCCCACATTTCTGTGAGGGTTTTTAATATGATAAATCCTAAGATTATCTTAAAGTTCCTAAATCGAATGTAGCAATACCTTGTACATCAATTACACCGAAGTAACGGTTGTTCACCATTTTCTTTGCGTAACGTGTCATGATACCTTTGATAGGAGTCATGTTGAACGGATTGTACATTGTTGGAGTTAATTGTAATGGCACGTATGGTGCGTATACATATCCTGCATCCAATAATGATTTTCCTTTGTGTCCAATCAAGATTTTGTTAGCTGGGAAGTAAGGGTCACGATATACTTGATATCTTCCAGCAAGAGAACCGATTTTCTCGATACCCATGTTGTATGAATCTTGCTCAGGAGCTGCGTTAGAAACGTGGAAATACTCTAAATCGTCGAATACTGCAGAAACTTCTGAAGAAACAACAATCCAGTTAGCACCACCTCTTAATGTAGTCTTATGGATTTGAGCTGAAATTTGGTTAACTTTAGTAACTAAAGTTTGGTTCCAGTCTTTTTGTGTGTAACCTTGTAAAGTTGCACCTGCTGTTCCACCATATTTCCACTCATTGTAATCCCATTTAGCTTTCCATGCTGCACCTTTACGTAAATCACGTAAGATTTCACGGTCAACTTCAGCTGCGATTTGCTCAGATAATAAAGCTGTTAATTCAGCTTCAGCATCGATGTTGTGGAATGCACTAACGTCTTGAGCTAATTCAGGAGACCAGCTAGCTCTTAATTTTCTTTCAGTTACAGAAACTGTTACTGATTCTAAATCAAAAGAAACTTCACCGATTGCATCTTCAAATTCTAAAGTTGCATAACGACGGTAAGTTGCTGTAAAGTCATTACCTTGTAATGTTGAACCTGTGATAGTTGTGTTAGAGAAACCTGCAGTTGAACTGTAAGTTTGTAAATCTAAGTTTAAATAGATTGTACCCTCTTCATCACAAATGTCATTAAAACCAAGACCGTTTGTACCTGCAGACTTTTGTCCGTAAGAAACCATACCTTTACCATATTTTTGTGTTACCACGTTAAATGGAATAGATGTTCTACCACTAAGTGTTTCAGCACGAGGTGAAGTGATTGTTAATGACGCCAAGAATTCTTCTGTATCCATTTCGTTACCGTCTGGACCAGCTAATTTACCTTGACCTAATTTAGAGAAACCTGTAAGTTTCAATATTGCAGAACCAACACTTGAACCTGTTGCTACTGTAACAGCACCACTTTCAGTACCTGCTTCAAATGTAACAATTGATGTACCTGTTAAAGATACGTTTGTGAAATCTCCTTTTGAATAATCGAAAAGACCTTGGTCGTTTGCATCAGATGCTTCGTAAAAACGATCGTAAAGGTTTCTTGGATCTGTTGTACCTGAAGTATAACCTAAAGTAGATGCGTCATTGTTACCTGGCATACCATAAGGTGATCTATGTGCGTCAGATTGTCTTTCTTGAATTTTAGGTACAAAGAAGAATAATTTACCAATTGGTAAGTTCATTGCTTGTACAGAAACGATATCGTTTGCTAATAATTTAGAGAACACACGACGGATAATTGGGAAAACTACAGTCTCGAAAGAACCAGACGCATCTGCTGTTGCAGCTTCGTTGATTAAATAAGACGCTTGGTTTTCATACAATTGCGCGATGTTATCTTTTTGGTGACCGTCAAGACCTTCTAAAAAGCCTAAGTCATTCCATTTTTTGATGGTATCTTCTTTGATAACACGAAGGTGTTTTAAACCGATGTTACCTACCATACCTGATTCTAATAATGCTCCCATTTTGAATATTTGTTTTTGGTTTTTTTATTTATTATTTTATTTTACTCATCAAATCTTTCATTCTCTTGAATTGTGGATTCTCATAAGCCTTAGCTTCTGATAACACTTCTTGAGATGTTGATGTTGATGGAGTGTTAGAGATTTTCTCAACCACAGTTTCGGTAACTGTTTTTTTATTACCTAACTCAGTTTTTATTGTGTTGAATAAGACTTTCGCCTCATTCATAGTAGAAATTGAATCAAATCTCTTTAATATGTTCAATTTCTCTTGTTTTGTTGTTGAATGTTCAGTAAATAAACGAGTAGAATAAGCTAAATTAGCGTTGAATACCGCAACCTCGTTAAGTTTTTCTTTAAAAAGAATTAAAGCTTTTTTGTATTCTGCGTTTTGTTTTTTCAAGGTCTCAACCTCTTCATTAATTCCAACACCAGAACCTGCTTTATATTTCTTCTTACTTTCCGAACCAGCGTGATCAGAAGCACCTTTTTGGCCGTGAGGATTAGATAAAGTTCTTGCAGCTTCAGTAGCTTCAATTTCTTTAACGTCACCTTCTTCATCTTTCTCATCTTCTTCACCTAACTCTATTTCGTATACGATTTCATCCATGTCATCTTCTACATTGTCAGCGTCGTAATCCATTGGACTACCAGCGTTATCTGCATCAGGTTCCATTTCTGAATCCATACCTTCATCGTCAAGTTTGATAATGTAATCGTCCTCACCTGTAGACATTTCGACATTGTTACCGTCTTTTTTAACCACAATACCATCTTCTGGTTTCATAGCCTTAAAAACTTTTAGTACTTCATCATCTGAAGCACCTGTCATGTCCATCACCTCATCATCGTCAGACATTTCATCATCCATAGATGGTTCATCGTCCATTGATTCTGAATCAGTAGAAACTTCATCATCACCCTCTTCAGAGTCTAATGAATCTATCCCTTTGATTGGATCTTCGTTATCGAGGTCTGTGTCATTTTCAGCGTCATCAGCTTCAACATCATCTGCTGTTGCGTCATCGTCTGACATATCGTCTTCCTCTTCGTCAGGTTTAGTTTCGTCCTCAGGTTGTTCACCCATTGGATCTAACTTCTCCTCTTCTTCCAATGATTCTTTAAGCAAGTCATTCAGTTCTTGTTTCATTGTTGAAGCAAGTATACCCTTTGCATTTTGCTTTACGGCTTCTTCAAGTGTTTGTACTTGAAGTAACGCTTGTTCTAAAATTGATTTTTCAGTCATTGTGAAATTTTGTTTTATTATCTTATAAATACTACGATTTTATGAAAAATTTAGTTTTCTAATATTAATAACCCTATAAAATTGATTATTTGGATAAAAAAGTATCTAAATTCCCCATTAATTTTTTCATTCTATCGTCAATAGTTGATTTTTTCTCTTCCGCTTCTTGGAATTGGTCTCTTTCAGATGGATCATTGAATACATAAGCGCCAGGAGTAGATGGAGATGAAACCAAATCAAAACAAACAAGTTCAAAATCCTCTTGTACTATGTTTTGACCTTTAACATTTTTTAATGAACCAACACCACGAGAAGATATACCCAATGTTGCTCCATTCATAATTAACATTGCTGCTTGGTCACCCTTGGTAGATACAATACCCATCTTCTTCCAACCTGGAGAAGTGAATAATTTAATCTTACCCATAAGGATTTTACCATCCCAATAAGTTTCAAGAATTGAATGTGAGACTCTATCTAAATCGATAAGAGACGACGATGGGTGATTTAATTCATTTAATGCACCACCCTTCTTAATAAGTGTTTGGTATTTTTCGTTTTCTCTCTTAAGTAACATTTCAGGATATATCCTTCCGTTCTTATTTGGAGTGTCGTATTTTTGTAAAACGGCATAAAGGATAAGGTCTTGTGAAAAGTCCATATCCTTAGCCTCTTTAATGATTTGTTTGTTATCTTCTGGGGAAACATGACCAGAGTCGTACTCCACTAAAATTCCATACCCCGTTTCCTTTGGTCCTAATATCTTCATTTATAGATTTTATTACTATAAATACATCAATATCTAAGTTATTTTTTACTTTTATGGAAAACGAACAATTTTTTATCAATTAACCCCTCATCTATTATGTTTTCCAGTAAATCTTTTATTGTATTTTTCATTTCTTTTGATTTAACATCAAATTGATTTTCTACATAAAGAGTAACCTCTAAGTTCATAAAAGACCTTTTTTCTAATTTAATACCCTTAGTTCGTATGTCTAAATCAACAATAGATTGTTGTTTAAAGTTTTGATTTTTAAGATTGTAAATAAATTCTTTTATTTTTCTTCTTGTTTTTAAAATTGTGTGGTTATAATCCTCAGTTTCATTTTCTGGTTGTAACCACGAATTCAACTTTAAATAAACAGTTTTAAGGTTTTTAAAATCAACGGTACCATAACCGATTTTTACATTATTGTAAATCCCCAAAGGGATATACTTACCTGTCTTCATTAATTTCTCATTATTATATTTTATTTTATGGTGTTAATAAAAAATAAGAAAAAAAACTTACAATACCAAAAATATTTTCATATATTTGTAATATACTTATATATTATGATTATAATTGACATTACAAAAGAGAGGAGCATTGAAACCGCATTAAGAACTTATAAACAAAAAGTTCAAAAAACTAAACAAATTCAAAAATTAAGGGAAAGACAACAATTTGTAAAACCTTCAGTTACTAGACGAAAAGAAGTTTTAAAGGCGGTGTATGTTCAACAAATGAAAAATGGTCTTAGTTAAGACCATTTTTCAATTCTGTTAATCTGTAGTAATTGTATCTCGATGTTGTCATTTGAGTAACCTCATCTCGTACACTATTTAATTTGGTTGTTAGACTGGTATCGTTTGATTCATTTAAAAGTGTCGATACTTGATTGTTAATAGATTCTTTTAATTCTGTTGTTTTAACTAATAGTTCTTCGTGAGTAATTGATAGAATATTTTTTAATTCCGTTTGTTGTGATTCTGACAATGTGTTAGAATATAATACATTAAAATTGTTCGTTAATACCGCTTGCAGTAATGTTTCGTTTGGTATGATTTTTGAATCTTTAGATACTTTAATTTCCTTTTTAGTTGTTAAATGTTCTACTAATTTCTTTTTTGCGTTAACTTTCTTTTCTATATTAGATAGATTGTCCTTTTCTATTAAAACATCCAAAGAGTTATAAATTTCATTTTCATTTATCGACTCCACATTAATCATTTTATTTAATGATGTACAAAAGGTGGATAAATCGTCCATTTGTTGTTTTAAAATAGTAATAACCCCCTCAACATATAACTTCGCGGTTTCCTTATCATCAATGTATTTGTTTTCAATTTCTTCATAGAACAAATACATTTCTTTAAAATCTTTGTTTTCTTTAATTAAAGTTAAAATATCTTTTATCTCTGCCTTATTTTCATTGGCATATGATTCAGTTAATTTATTTAATATTTTGGTTTTTATAACACCGAATTTTTTCATTTTTAATCATTTAAGATATCATTCAATTTATTTTCTATTTCATAAATATTCTGTTGTGCTCTTTCCATATCAAACAAAACATTAAAATCTTCCTTTTCCTCACCTAACATACCTAGAATCTTTGACTTTTTAGATACTGATTCACTTAATGGAGCATCTCCTTCACCTCCCGCAGGTGGAGACGCAGGTGCACCACCCATATCCATACCACCAGCTGGAGCCTCACCAGCAACACCTGATGCCTCTAACTTAGCTCTTTCTTCTTCAGATATACCGTACTTAGAATCCACATCATCAAATACACCGGAACGTTTAATAACGTTTTGTGTGTTTGTTAATTCAAATCCCATTGCTCTTTCAAGACGTTGTTGTTGTAAATCTAATAATACCTCAGAATCACTCATACCAAGAATATTCTTCTTAGCCCATGTGTGTGACACCGGTAATATACCTACTTGAGATTGATCAGATGTTGCATCTTTATAAAGAGTAATTTTTTCTTTCCATTGTTCAATACGTAATAAATCAGATTGTGCCGATGGATTAGTTAATGATAATTCAAAATTACTTAACTCATCTTCCATACCTAAAAGATATAGATGGACTAATGCAATTTTATTTAATTCTTGGATTAACGATTTTTGAATTCTATTAATAGTTCTAGCAAAACGAATATCCATTAATGCTAAACTCTTACCTTCTCCCACCACTTCTTCAAATCCTAAGAACGCCTTAGGGATACGAAGTGCTGCCAATAATTTCTTTTGAATATATTCAATGTCAGCAATTTCACCTAAGTTTTGTGCTCCTGGTAATGTTTCAATAGGATTAGATTGAGATGGGTCACGTACAGGAATGAAGTAATCTTGGTCAACCGCCATTTGATTATACCTCATATCAACATTACCATTTCTTGGGTCGGCAATTTGATCTCTTTTAAATTTGTTTGCAACACGTTGTACATAAGATTCAATATCCTTATCATCCATATTACCAACAAATACTTTAAATACACGTCTTTCGGGTGCTCTTGATGTTCTGTAAATTAACATTGCATCTTCAGCAAGTAAAAGTTGTTTCCAAATTCTTCTAATCTTATCTAACATAGAAGTACCATAAGGTAACTTTCTATCATCACCTAATAATCTAAAATGTGCAACTTCCCAAGCTTGGAATTCTAAATCTTTATTCTTCCATTGAAATCTTAATTCTCTTGAAGGTAATTTAATATCTGTTTGTTGATTTGCTGATTTTGCACTAGCTCCTTCTACTCTTTCTATTTCAATATTAGGTAATTGTTGACAACCAACAATTCCTTTTTCTGGATCAATTTTTAAATAAACAAAATCATCTCCATACTTACAAAGACCTCTAGTCCACATTTGTAAGTTTGTATTTATGTCTAACTTATTTTTAAATAAATCTTCTAATATTGATTTAATTCTATCTGATTCAGAATATATAGTTAATATCTCTCCCTTCTCAGACATCGTTGTAGATTCTTCTGCGTATATGTCTAATGATGCAGATATTTCAGGTGTAAATTCCATTGATTCATAATCATAATATGCTGATAACCTATTAGGTTCATAATACACAGATTGATTATATAACGATTGGTCTAATTTAGTCCATTTATCGGCAATAAATTGAGTTTGTTGTGCTTGAAGTAATGCCTTTTCGTATTCTTCTCTACTATCTGTTTTTAATATTTCGTCTTTATTAAAATTAAACGCAGGTGCATCGTTTTGCTTAACTTGGTTTGGATAACCAAACATTCTGGTTAATTTCTGAAAGACGGTCATGTTTTGATCTGCCATGTATATAAATACTTTTCTTTATAATATAAACTAAATTATTGGTATTTGGAACACTATTTAGACTTACCAAATAACCACATATGTTCTTGATATGCTTGTTTACCTACATTCATGTTATTATTTTGGTGATATAGATTATTATTATCCATACCCATGGAACCTATTTGGTCAAAAGCAGTACCATATGAATAAAATGACTTATTTGGTTCATATGTTCTCTCAGATAATGTCCAAGATTCTAACATTGCTTTGTTTGCGTTTTCATTTTTCTGTAAAAGATTAAATGACACATCGGCAGCATATAATGCCATTGACATACCCATAATAGCGTCATCATGTTTTCCTTTCATATGGTCAGGTCTACCATTCATATAAACAAACGTATTAAGTTCATTTAATAACCTTGCAGATCTAATAATAAACCCCTTCCTAAGTTGTTCTTCAAACGCCGCAACAATTTGAGTTCTTTTATTATTAAAATTAAGACCTGGTATCTTCTCCATCGCCTTAGCATTATAATCCCAAATGTTTTGGGTGTTAACTCCCTCAACGTACACGTTTTTGTAATTTAACTCAGTTAATTTTCTCGATGTTGCAACACCCATACCACCGGTGATATCTGTTACAATAAATGCATTACCATATAAGATAGCCCATTTATATGCAACTGCTGCCAAGTCGTCTGGTGGTATTTTACCTATATATTCCGCAACCTGCTCTCTATCATCAAAATCTATAATTGATATTGCTGAAAAATCCTCACTATCTCCTCTACTAACATCCACCCCCATAATATAACGATGACCAATAATTGGTTCTTTCCATTGCCAAAATGTACCCTGCATGTATTTTTCCTTAGGAACACGAATCATATTTTTAGCAATATTCTCCTGAACATCACTAGGAATAACTCCATCACCTGAACCTAAGAAGTCACATTCCAATTCCTGTGCAATCTTACGTCTATCATATTTAAATTTCTTAGACATAGATTCAAACCAAGATGAAAATGGTTTATATCCTTGTTCAACCAGTTCTTGA